GCCCGCTTCTTGGCTGCCGTCTTCAGCTTGGCCGCCGCCGCGCGGTTCTCCGACCCCGCGGCGACAACCGTGCCGTCAGCCTTGACCCGCTCGTGCATTACGAGCCCGCCAGCGGAACGATGGCGTCGTCGTTCACGACCAGCGTGGAGAAGTAGCCGGCGTAGGCGACCTGCAGGCCGAACACGCTGGGCTCCACCACCTGCAGGGTGCCGACGCGCTGCTCGAACGCTTCGATCGCTGCGGTCGAGAACAGGAAGGCGTCACCGGCGCCCAGGCCGGCCGACATCACCACCGGGATACCGGAGATGTTGCCCATCACGCCCTGCGCGAACCGACCGGCCTCGAAGCCTGCCGACTGCGCGTTCTGCGGGTTCACCGGCGCGAACAGCGGGCCGAAGACGCCGAGCACGTCGGGCGAGATGGCGATGGCCAGCTTGCCCATGCCCTTGACCGCGGTGTACACCTTGCCGACCGCTTCCCAGACCGCGGCCGCGACGGTGTCGCCGGTCGGGTTGGCGCCGTAGCCGATTGCCGGGGTCGTGGTCGAGTTCAGCGCGGTGCCGACCAGGGCCTCGGTCTCGATGGCGTACTGCTGGGACAGGCCGTTGACGACCAGGTCCAGTGCCGACGGCGAGGAGAAGTCGATCGCCTGCCGCGACACGTTGACGTAGCCGCCGAGAGTCTTGGCGTTGACGGTCAGCCGGTTGATGATCATCTTCTGGCTGTCCAGCTCTGACTTTTCGTCGGCGGGGCCACCGGCTGCGCCCTGGAAGCCGACGGTCGGGTGCTGGGTGACGACGGGACGGTAGAACGTCGCGCTGGTCAGCGGCAGTACGCCGAGGGTCGACACCAGAGGGCGGGCGGCGTCGATGAAGTCGATGACCGGACCGACGATCGGGTCGGGGATGACGCCGAGCGAGTCACCGGTGCGCTGGTGGTCAGCGGCACGCGAGTAGACCTCCAGGCGATCGCTCGCCTCGCGGCCACCCTGGGCGCTGTGCCACATGTCGATCATGTACTCGCCGGCGGAGCGGTACTCGACCTCGCTCTGGCTGGGCTTGCCGCGCATGATGGAGATGGCCTGATCGACAGCCTGACCCTTGGCGCGGGTCTCGTAGGCGATCCGGTTGACGTCCTGCGCCTGCTCCATCTGCTCTTTGATGACCTCCATGCGGCTGCGGCATTCCGCAACCATGAGGCCCTCTTCTTCGTTGATGTCGCGGTTGGTCTGGTTGGCCCGGTCGTAGATGCCTCGGACCAGGGACTCCTTCTCCTGGAGTTCGGTCTCAAGGCGACGCAGGTACTGGTCGTTCGCGGTCACATTGCTGGGTGCCATCTCAGGGCTCCTTGTCGATGGGGGTGTTGCGTTTTGCAATAGCCAACGGTTCTCTCAACCACCGAGCTTGGAGTCCCAAGCAGCCCACTCGGCCAACGTCTTGCTCTGTCAGGCAGAGTACATCAAAAAGCTCGATATGATGAAGGAACCCCCGCGACATTGAGAAGTAGGCTCCTGACATGACCGCACCCAATCCCAATCAGTCCCCCGCAGTGAAGCGCCCGGCGCCGGCAGGCGGCAGCGGATGGGGGGCTGGCGCTGCGGCGGCACCGCCCGACCACCGCACCACCGCACTCGATGCGGCGGTGTCGATTCTGCGCGGCGGCAAGCCGACGGCAGACTCCAAGGCCGTGCTGGCGATGGCCGAGGAGTTCTACCAGTTCCTGAAGAAGGGCAACCGGGACTAGGGCGCGGCGATGGGGCTGATGGTGTAAGACGCTTCCCAGCCCATACCTGACAACGACTCCGCATACGTTTCCGCAATGGGGCGGGACGGGAACGGTCCCACGAGCATCGGCCCGCCGTCCTTGCGGTAGTCGTACTGGATCGCGAACTGCTCCATTGGACTTACGAGCCCGGCGCCCAGCGCTTGCCGGCATTCTCGTGCATCCACTTCATGATCGGATCATTCAGGTACTGATCCATGAGCGGCGTGCGAGACACCTGCTCCGGCTGAACCTCCACCTCGGGCTCCAGCATGGCGGCCTCGGCGGCACTGCGCATGGCCAGAATCTTCGCGCCCTCGTAGGCGGGCTGGCCGACGAACGCCAGGTGGTCCAGAAATGCGCGAGTGACCCGACGTGTCTTGGACTGGCGATCCAGCTCCTGGTCGAATCTCGGGTTCTTCACCATGAAACCGATGCTCGGCCACAGCGCCCCGTCGGCGGCCAACTCCAAGGTGTCGTCGCCCTCACGGGTGCGGCTGATCTTGATCTCGCTGACCAGGCCGTCCTCACTGTAGGGGTCGGATGAGACCACCCGGCCCACCAGGCGAGCGCCCTTATGGTCGGGGGCTGGAATCTCCAGCGCCGCGGTCGCCGGGATCTTGCGCGTCTGCCCCTCGATACCGTTGAAGGCGCTGCGTGAGAACACCTCGTTCCACACGGCACCAGCGAAAGGCACCGGGGTGGGCGACTCGTAAGGGACAGCCAGGACAGTGATGATGCGCTGCCCAAAATCGACACCGTCGATGCGGACCCCATCAGAACGAGTTTCCACAGATGGGACCGTTGCGTTGCGATCCAGATCGTCAGCCATTGCCTCTCCTCACGAGAATTGTTTTCAGGCTACCGCAGCAGCGCTTATACACCAGAGCGGATGCTTCAAGACATGAGCATCATTTTGTCCGACCAAGCATCACGAACCCCAGTACGCCACGCCCGACGGGCCGCGCGGCGGTACCGCGTGACCAGGCTGGGGCCGTCGTTGTGCTCGACCAGCGACGGCCACGAGTAAGCCACCTGGTGCCCCTCGCGACGTGCCCACATCGACAACGATCGGTCGATGGGAGTGTTGCTGCGCGGCAGGTTGTCGACCAGCGCCGGCAGCAGATCGCCGCGCACCGCCAGCGCCACCGCGTGCAGAATCCTGCCCCGGGTCACCACCCAGTGGGCGCCGAGCATGTCGGCGCGGGTCAGGTTGATGCCAATACTGCGGTCCTCGATGTAGCCCATCCCCAGGTACAGCGACACGATGGGCGCCGGCGCGGCGGCCAGCGCCAACTGCAGCTGCTCACGAAACCCGGGCACCGGCTCAGCGTCGTCCTCCAAGACCAGAGCCCACTGATCAGGCTCAGATAGTCCGGCCAGCATCCGCCAGGCGCGCGAATGGTTCCAGGTGCAGCCTTCGCCGAACTGGTCGATGCTGAGGTAGTCGGCACCGACCTGATTGACGAGGCGTTCGCCCATGTCGCCGCGGCGCACATCGGACACGACAGCGATCAACGGGTCCTTCATTCCTCATCACTCCTGATCCGGAGACGCCCCAAGGCGGCAAGGCCTGACGCCACCCGGCGGTGCTCCTTACCTGCCAGCACTCCCGTTGCCTCGGCGACCGGAGCGAAGCAGCGATCGCAAAACGCCTTCAGGCCAGAATCGGTTTCCAGTGTCTGCGTGACCCGGCCCGAACCGCACACCGCGCACTCCAGACTCATCCTTCGGCCCACGCTTGCGCGAGACTCACGATCTGCTCCCGAGTGCGGGCGCGTTGATACATCTTCAGCCGCAGGCGATTGCGTGCGGTGGCCGCGCGGTCAGCGCGCGACAGGTGCTCACCGTGGCCACCGGACAGGTGGTACAGGTGGTACCCCGATCCCTCCACGAACCGGGTGGGTCCGGCTGCCACATCGAACGCGATCTTCATGGCGTCGTCGTCGTACCAGGCGCCCTCGAATGCCTCGTCGTAGCCGCCGCCGATCAGTTCGAGGGTCTGCCGGGAGAGCACGTTCACGGCGCCGATGCTGTCACGGTGGCCGCGGACCGGCTCCATCTCGCAGTCCTCAGGCTCGGCCTGGTGCGCGCGGACGCGCGCCGAGTCATCCTCGCTGATGGCCATGAACCAGGAGAACGGCACCACCATGCCGGGCGAGTCGGCGGCCATCGCAATAGCCCGGTCGATCTGGGCGTAGCTGACCAGCAGGTCGGACTCGGCGAAGATCAGCATGTCGGCGGCGGTGGCTGTGGTCCGGCCGCGCATCGCACCGCGGTTGTAGGCGGCGCTGCGATTGAACTGCTCGTCGCCGCTGCGGCCGTCGTCGACGACCAGCACCTCGCAGTCGTAGCCCGACCAGTGCTCAACGACGCGGGCCAGGTTCTCCTTGCGCAGCGGGTCGCCACCCTCGCGGGCCCGGAACGGGATGATCACGGCGGGCTTCATGAGACCGGCACCACCGACAGCACAGGCTTGGTCTCGGCGGGCTTCTTCTTGAGGCGCTCGTTGACACTGGTGACGACCACCGCGAAGACAACCAGCGCCACCACGCCCGATACGGCGCCGACCGCGGCGGCCACCACGACATCCGACTTGGCCATCAGTAACCTCCTGTGCCAGTGATCCGAATGACCCACTGCTCTGTGCTGGCACCGACCACGGTCCAGCCGATGCTGGTCTCGTCGGCGAACTCCCGCCACGCTTTCTGCTCATGTTGAGATACCACTTCATCCGGTCCGTAACCGTGCCATTCATCGAACACCAGGTAGCAGCCCGGCCGCAGGTGGGGACCGATGTGCTTGAGCGCGGTCGCCGTCGAGGAGTACAGGTCGGCGTCGAAGTGCACCAGCCCGATGTGGCCCAGTGCGGCGAAGCCGTAGCCGGGCAGGGTGTCATCGAACCAGCCCTCCACCACGGTCGCGTTGTTCACCGTGGGGATCCCGTAGGCCAGCGAGCCTTTCGGAAACTCGGGCCGCCAATCCTCGGGCAACCCCTCGCCGGAATCGAATCCGACCACCGGCATCTGGTTGGCGATCAGCCGCGTCGAGGTGCCCGACCCGACACCGAACTCGACAGCGGCGCCGGCCGGCCGCAACGCCAACGCGTGACGCAGCGCCGCATAGGGCGCGCCGTCGTCAAGGATCACCGGCCCCAGTGAGTATTCCTGCACGGAGTGGTCCAGTCGGTAGGGCACGAACCGGGAGCTGGGCTTCTGCGCCTGGATCGCACTGTAGGTCAGCACCTTGTCGCGCTGCCGGTTCGACATCGTCGAGGAGGTGTTGACCTCTTCCCACAACCTCTCGGACCCGAGCACGTCGGCGTACGCCCACTCGGTGAGGCCGACATCGTGGATGCGGCGCTGCCACTCGACATGCTCATTCCCCCACGCGCCGTGCGCCGGGTCCATCCCGCCGACCTCATCGATGACGCTTCGATGCACGTACAGCAGCACACCGCGCGGCACATCGACCTGAAAATGCAGGCCGTCGCCGCAGTCACGGCCGCGGTGGCGTCGCCTGTTCGGCCACTGATACGACAGGTGCTTCTGGCTGGACTCCAGGTAGGGCTTCCACCAGTCGGCGTCGCGCGGCGCCACATCGTCGTCGGCCAGGAACAGGTCATCGCACCCGGCCTCGATGAGCGCGGCGATGCCCGCGTTCTTGGTCATCGCCACACCCATGCGCTGGTCGTGGCGGATCAGCCGGTACAGCGAGCCATTCTCGAAGATCTCCTTGCCGCGCAGCGGTACCTCGGAGGCGTCATCGACGACCACGCAGACGCTGCCCTCTGGCATGAAGCGCCGCCACTGGCGGAACGTCTTCTCGAACACCGGCCGCCGGCCGCACGTGCTGATCGCCACCCCCAGCACTAGACGCCGCCGCCGGTCAGCCGCATCGCGGCCATCTCCCCGTCGAGACGTTCCATCGCGCGGGCCTCCTTGGGTTCCATGATGCCCGCCTCGATGAGCGTCTTGTAGGCGTTGGCCCGGTCGGCCAGGCTAGGCCGGGTGTAGTCGTCGCGATTGAGTTCCAGCGTCTGCGGCGCAGGCAGCGCCCACGAGTCCAGCCGCGACATCACCGCGGTGGCCTTGGGCCGCAGGCTGGATCGGTCGTGGAACGAGAACAGCTGCTCGATGTTGGAGTAGGTCAGCGAGCCGGTTGCGCCGGGCAGGCCCACCAGGAATGGGGGCACGCCGAGCAGGATCGCGATCCGCGCCTCGGAGAACTGGGTCATCTCCAGCAGTGTCATCTCGGAGGCGTTCATCTGCCGGGCCTGATTGAGGGTGGCGCCGTTGGACACCAGCGCGGGGTGGCCGGCGTACTTGGAACGCGACTCGATCCAGCGGTCCATCATGTCGGTGGCCTCGCTCGCGCTGATCTTGCGATCAACACCCAGCCAGTACATCGGCACGCCGCCGGTCTCGGCGAGGTTCTTGACGTACCGCTGCAGCAGCCCGACCACGACTTGGCGGTCGGCGGCCGCCTCCAGCGGGCCGTGGCCGCGGGGGTCGACGGTCGTGGACTGGTAGCGGATGTGCAGAATCTCGCTGGTGACGTCGAGTGAGCCGAGCTTGTATTCGCGGGTGCCGTGGCGGCCGAGCTCAACGTTGACCATCCACGGCGGGATGACTCGGAAGCGGATCGGGTAGCCGTCGGATCCGGTGGCCATCGGCAGCACGAACGCTTCGCCGAGGTGGTAGTCCCAGAACAGCTGCTTGGCGAACTCCTGCCAGGAGCCGTAGACGGTGGGGTCTGGGTTGCTCATCCAGGACACCGGGTCGATGATCCTGCCGTTGCGCATCCGGTAGATGGGCATCGTGGACAGCACCGACGAGTTGAGGTCGATGCACGCCCAGGCCGCGTCGATGAGGCTGGTGGTCTTGGCCTGGTTGAACTTCGGCGTCGACCAGGTGTCGGGGTAGCCCGACCAGCTGGTGGGCTGAATCCAGGGCAGCGCGCGGCCCTCGGGTAGGTTCTGCAGGGCGGTGATGTCGACCATGTCGGGATCGCCCGGACGGCGATCGGTATCGGGCCCGTTGGCGTTGAACCGCTCGGGCACGCTGGGGACTGACAGTAGGTTGGACCAGAAACCGATCGGACTCACCTCCTTCTTCTATTGGGTCGCCCGGAGGCGACGGCCACGCTCAAGCGCACGCTTGCGATTACAAGTGATGCAGAGCCTTGTTCCGTTGGGTCGGATCTTAGTGTTTTCCGAGGTGAACGCGTGTCCGTGAATGCAATGTGTCTGCGCCGCCTTGAGGGCGGTCAGGGTAATAG